TAAATAAGAGCCACAACCTTGCGCCTAAACCTCTCGGCCACAAACTCCATATAAACTCCAGGTGGATTCGAACCACCACCTCCAGAACCGGAATCTGGTATGCTACCATTCTTCGCACACTGTGCTCAGGCGCAAGCGGAGTCCACCATGGAGCAATTTGTGATGAGGGAGGGACTCGAACCCACGACCGGCTGCTTCGTAGGCAGCTGCTCTGATCCGACTGAGCTACCTCACCAATTTGCGGAAGCAGAAGGATTCGCGCTCGACCTTTGGTCGCTTTGCTCGCAAAGAAACCTCCGGAACCTGACGGTTCAGCACGTTCTTGCTTTGGCAAGCGTCTCCTTCGTCGCCGAGCGAGCAGTGTGCCGCTTTAGACCTCTCAGCCATACTTCCATCATCATTTCGGGTGCAAAGGTATAACAGGCTGATGAAGCCTTTTTTCGTAGCAGAGAAAAAATACATAAAAAATAGTTTTTTGCAGAAAAACAAGAACAAAAGAATTGCTATACAAAACAAAATACCTACTTCATGTTAATCTGCTTTTGCTGGCCGTCACAGGTGGACAATGCTCAAAACACCGCGTTTTAGGTATTGTGCACCTTAACTATCTGATTTTCAGAAAGAAAGCCACCCAATCTATCATGCCGAGTAACAAAGCGGTAACAAATGCACTCTTTTATGGCTCAATGGATGGCTTTCGGGTTCAAAATTAAGGAATTCTTTCGATATAACCAAATTTTAATGGAGAAATCTATCTCAGGATCAGGCATCACCCTCGATACGATCATCCCCTATATAATATTTGAGATACCATTTCTTGAATGGCTCTACGCATTCACGCATCGATCCGCTATCCCAATGGCAGAATCGATTGAATAGTAGGGCTTTCATACTTGCAGGGGTATCATCCATGATCTCGAAATATTTCAGACCTGAATCATTATACTCCCTCTCGATGGTCTTCAGATAGTCTGCATCCGCAACACTATCCATCTTTGATGCCCTGAGATTGAATTCGACCCATGACTTTTCATATCCCCACAACAATTTTGAAACACCCTCAGGGCAATCATCCTCACCCCTATAATATCGGCATAACCGAATTAAGCTCTGCTCTGTCACCATATATCCCTAATTATATAATCTGAGATAGAAATCTTTGAAAGCATCAATATCCTCTCTTTCACTATATTGGAAATATCTATTCATGAGTAATGCTTTCAGGGTTATTGGGGTATCATCGAATTTCTGAAAATCATTCATTCCCCTGAGGATATATTCCTCTATACAGAAATTGATATGATCCGAATCCACAATCATCTGATTAACCCATAATGATTCGATCCTCCAAGCCGTAAAACGAATATCGGTCTGAGGGAATGGGGAATCTTTCTCTCCTTTGTAGTATCTGCAATGATGCAATAGATCTTTTCTCTCCATAAATGAATATTTATCCAACTCTAAGAGGGGTATCTATCGGAACTCTAAGAGCCTCAGGAACCGCCCTCCTTTCATTATCTGCTGCAAAGATACTCATTTTTCCTGAGATCCCCCGCAGATAAAGGGATTTTTTCGCATTTATACGATTTTGGTTACTTTCCATCATGGAATGTTTTCGGGTATTGTTACCCATTGAATATCACGCAGTTATGATATGGTATCGGGTGACGAGTACCAAAATACCCCCAAAATTGGTATCTCTAAGATATCAATCTATCTCTCTAAGAGATCGCCCGAATCGCTCTAAGAATCAGGGCTGAGGCTCATTCCTGATGGATCAGATCGCCATCACGGATCATGGGGATGGATCGTAGAAATGATGATCGCCTTTTTTATAGGGATAGGCAAAATAGGCATTTTCGGCATTTTCATCTTCACAGCTCCTTCTTTTTCATGTCTCGTTGCTTTTTATTAGAAATCCGCATTTTCCGCATTTTCATCTTCACAGCTCCTTATTTTTCGCCCTTTTTATTAGAAAGGGGCAAAAGGGGCATTTTATCAATCGATAGCCTCATCATGGTTTGCGCATTTTGCGCATTTCCTGCGATCCTGACCCCGTTTCTCATCCTGAGGTGGGTATTTACCCATCCTGAGAGTGAAATCCCCTCAGAACCCACGATTTAGATGATCTGAGGAATAACCGACACCGCTTTTTGCTTATTCTTATCAAGTACCCGAGCATAGATCTGAGTGGTTGCAATTTCCCGATGCCCTAAGAGCTTGGAGACCGTATAGATATCAGTCCCCAAATCAAGCATCATCGTTGCAAAGGAGTGACGGGCGCAATGAAAGGAGATCTTTTTATGAATGCCAGCACTCGATACCCATTCCTGAATGACCCGATTAGTGGCTGATGTGGTAAGCAGATCCGCAAAAATATGGGATTCGGGCTTTCCCTCATCTCCCATCAATTCCACCGCCTGATGATTGATATCAAGATACTCCAATCCCCCCGTTTTCTTCTGTCTGAATATTATCCGAGCGAATTCCCCTTGATGATGGATGTCACCCCATCGGAGCCTGAGGATATCGCTTTTTCGTAATCCCGTCAGGCAGGAGAATAGGAATGCCGATTTGATCTGAGGGTATTCGCATTCGGTCTGAGCGAGGATCTTCACCTCATCAATAGTCAGATACATTCGGGTGGTTTCCTCTCCCCTGAATCCATCAATCCCTCTGCATGGGTTTTCAGGAATGATCCTATCCTCATATGCCTGATTGAGACAAGCACGGAGTTTGTTGAAATAGCTCTGCTTTGAATTTTCTGATAGAGGCTTACCCTTAACCCTTTTTCGGGAATCGTGATCCCAAGCGATCGCATCCCGATCGAGGTAATCCCTGAACCCCTGCACCCATTCAGGGGTGATCCTCTCGAAAGTGATCCTTTCGTTCCTCTCATATTTCATCAGGTGATGGAGACAAGAAATCCAATTACCCCAATTTCCTCGGCTCTCTGATCCGATCCTACGATTGCACATAGCCCGAAAGTATTCAAAGAATAGGGTATCGAGCTTATAGAGCGATCTGAATCCGAATTCCCCATTTTGGATATCCATGATGCGCTTTGATTTAATGGAGTTTGCAAGTTGCATAGTTTGCCGATTCCTCTCCTTGTCCTCTCGGTTCCTCTCAGGGATGATATAAAGCCTCAGGAACTCATAAGATCGCATCCCATTGATATAGATATCGAGATATAAACTCAGGTTCCCATTTGCCAATTTCTTCTGCCTGATATGAATAGGCTCCTTAATGAATTTCTCTGTTGCCATAGTCTGAAAGATTTAGAATGATAAACAGATTCCTCTAAAGATATTCACCTTTATCCGTTACCAAAAACGCTATTTCTCTAATTCCCTCTATATTCCTATAAAAGGCAATAAAGGAGATCAAATCTACCTTCTTTCCCGTTACCCATATTTCCTTCTTTTCTTTATTATGTAGTATAGTTACATTCCACCTATTGAGCCTCTTTTGTAGTTCTTTTAGGAGACTCTCTATCGGGAGAGATCCTATCTCAGTATTTACTATCTTAACCATAAATGATGATTTTATTTGAATGATGAGAGGGATGCCCGATGATGAGCATCCCCCGATGATTGAATTGCGTTGAAATTATATCCCGTTGAGTTCATTGAGATCCCTCATTGCTGAAAGGAGATGGAATATTACCGACTTGGATAGGCTGATGCTCTGATCCTTTTTCTTGATGATCTCTGAGATATCAGGAGTCTCGCCTGATTCGCAATAATCATCCCAAAATGATCTCAGACCGCAATCCTCGATGAACCATTCCCTAAGCTCTCCAAGATCCTTGTAGCCGTTGCGCCTTGATTTCTTCTGTGCCATAACCTTATCCTTTATGATTCGATGAATCGATGCACTCAAAGAAATATCCTGCATCCATAAGGATCTGATTCCTCTCGGTGATCGCATTCAGGATCCCACTCACTTTGTCGAGGGAATTGATAAAAGCCTGATAACGATCTCCGTGCTGGGAGAGTTCCATTACTACCGATGGGAGATCTGCGAAGAAATCCCGAAAGGAGACTCCCGTGATCTCATCTGTGATGTTACCACAATCAGCAAGGTTGCTGAGATTCATTCTTACCAAAGCATTGCGGATGGCTGATGCTTCATTCTCTGTGATCTGTTTCATAATCCTTAATTTTGAAATTGAACAATATTCTTTTGATGGGAGAGGTGCAGCCCTCTCCCTGATTAAACTCGGTTTATTTCTAAAAGACCTTACGAGGATTGATGTTATAATTCCCCTGAGGATTCTCAGCCTCGATGAGCTTCTTATATTCGGATGCCTTTTTCATCGAGCTGCATACCATAACAACCTCCCATGATCGAGTGTTTTGAATCAGATAAACTTTCTTTGCCATAACCTTGATATTTTGATTTCGATGCTGCAAATATAGGGATTTTCCTGATTGCCGCCAAATCCTGAAAACCCCTGAAAATGGGCATCGGTGCTTAATAAGCATCGGGTTTGGTGCTTATCAGGAATCAGGAAAAAGGGTTTTTTGGTCTATTTTGGGCTCAAAAATGGAATTTTCGGGCAAAAAATCGCTCAAAACCCCACTAAAAAGAGCGATTTCGGGCATTTTGGTGCTTAATAAGACCATTTAAAAAATCTTAAAAGTTGCGCTGGGGCTCAAAATGGATCGAAAAAGCATAAAAAATCGGGTCAAATGGCATCTATATCCACCGACCCGACCGAAAGAATCCGATGACTTCAGTAGCGATTACCCTCTGCTGAGGAAAGGGGGTAAAAGGTATCACCTACCTCATCCATCCAAATGGAAAAGTGAATAACCCTGCGGAGTTTCCGCAGTACCTCAGCCCCTTGGCAAAAGGAGCCTGAGGGTTCCGTTATCCCCACTCAGGGGATTATTTCTTATCAGGGAGCTTATTAGCCCATATCTCTGCATCCTTGGCAGCATCAGCCTCGACATTCTGAATGGCATCGATCCAGTCCTTATTGGCTTCCTGAAAGGTTCCATCTATCTGATAGTCCCTATCGGGCAATCCATTGGCGAAAGACTCGGCATCCTGCTTCATCTCATCCTCGCTCATTACATAGTCCAAAGTTCCCATGATTATTCTTTTTTATTGATTGAACTCTCTATTTCCTTGATGATGCTCTCACCCATGATCTTTGAGTTATTGATGGCAATACCGCTTTCCTGAGCCTCGTCTGCATCCTCGAAAGCGATATGGTTGAGCATTCTCCAGTCGAGATAGATAACTCCATCCGATGCAGTAATCAGGCTATCATTATAGGCATTCGCATCACCGATACCATAGATGATAGATCCCTTGGCAGCAGAAAGGATTCTAACCTCTCTATCAAAATCAACCATTTGCTGATGGAGAGCCTTTGCCCTTTTAATGAAATCCTCGAAATAGTTACCCGAGGCATAAATGGTGTTATCATCCTCGATCATCTTTTGATCATAGATGACTTTCCCTTTCTTGATAGAGAGATATTTCACTCTCTCATCTGAGATGTATCGGCAAATATCATCACACCCCCTAAAATAGAACCTTACCCCACTCTTACCGATGATTTCTCTCGTTTCTGCGATCACCTTATCAATGATCTGATAGGCATCAAGCAGGGAATCCAAGAACTCCTGCCTCTTAACGGGGATCGCAATGCCAGCAGCCTCCAACTCATAGGCGGCTTTTAGATTCGCCTTGATTGAATCGGTATTAAGAATTGCCAAATCCTTAACGATCTCATCCGTCACATCAAAATCCTTTGCGAATATACCATGATCTCTGAGCTTTGCGATCATATCATTCATCAGTCCGCAAAATGTTTCCAAATCGGCACACATCTTAGAGATGCGATTACCATCCCTTTGAATGGGGATCATTTTCTTTTCTTTCATAATTCTCATTTTTTAGTTTGATTATACCTTTTTATATTCTCCTTTTAGAAGTTTATTAGCGAGAGATTCAGCCACCAATTCAGCCGAGGTCAGGACATCACGATGATGGATATTCTCGACATAGGCGGCATAGTTCATTCCTGCACAGACGATGAGAGCCAATCCCTGAGGATAGTCAGCCTTGATCTTATCAAAGAGCTTCTTTCCCTCATCGATCCCGTTCTTATCCGAATTAGTCATCTTTCGATAATCCGCTGAGGCTCCCCTAATAACCTCATTCCCATCGAGTAGGATGGTATATCCGATGGATGATCTCAGGTTTCCCGTGATATCATTATAATTGCCTCTCTGACGGGCTACCCTCACACATTCCTCACCGATATATGAGAGCCTTTGGATCAGGCTATCGATTATCCGACCTTTGAAAGCCTCAATATTCGCTCGGATCTCATTCTTATTGGTCTTATTGACTATCGATTTTCCCATGAATTTGCACTAAATCGCTACTTTATTGTTACTCGGTGATGCAACTCGGTTGATTTCTGCCCTGATTATCACGTAGATAGATCGAATCGGTTGCAAAACCATCATTTTTAAGACTATGATTTCAGAGCCTCTTAGCCATCCCTGAGAATGAGCCTTTCACCTCGGAAACACCATCTTTCTCAATCTTCACCACCGAATAGCCTGAAGCCTCGATCTCAGCAGATGCCCCGTGCATCAATATGATGCGATATAAAGCCGTCTCATCGCATTTGATTTCGGCTTGGGTATTCCCCACCAAGAAAGCCCTCTGAACCCCTAAGAGATTGATTTTCCCGCAATCGATATAGACCCCGAATCTCTCAGGATGATATTTCTTGAACATCCTGAATGTCTCGATATCGGGGAATCCATAGGTAGTAAGGAATTCCGATCCCTGAGCCGAAAACATCAGGGAGATCATTTCCTCCATCGATTCCGTACCCTTGAACATATTGCATACATTCAATTTCTCTGCCACATCTCTCTTACCCTGACGGATGCAAGATGCGGATGCAAGAACCTTTGCCCTGCGCCATTTCTTTTGAGCCTCAACGATTTCTTTCATAATGCTTAATTATTTGAGTTTGATTCCTTTCATATTGATATCATCAACTGCATTTTGGAGATTCTTAATCACCTTTTTAGTCTCATCCATAGTCCGATCCATATTCTGAGTGGTTCGATCTATGCTTGTGACTCTATCGAAGATCGCATTTGCGGTGGCATTAAGATCATTCACTCCCTGAACGAGAGTATAGGTATGCCCTTGAATGGTTGTCAGGCGGGCATTATTCTCATCGACAGATTCCTGAGATGCGGTGGCTATTCCCCTTGCAGCAGCCTCCCTAACGGCTTCCTCAGGGGCGAAATATTGAGTTAGTTCCTCGGATAATCCATCCCACATCTCCCTCATCAATTCTCCTGCCTGATTCAGATCAGAGGCAAATTGTGATGCTGAGTTCTTGACCGCATCGATGCCTTGGAAATTACCCTTATCATCGAACCATCTCTTTTTGTATTTATCAAAGAGCTGACCGATCCTCGGCTCCAATACCTGAGAGATGAGCATCCTTTGAAGAATATCCCTCACGATATCATTCACTTTCTGATGCCAAGCCTCCATCGCATCCTCACCCTGAGCTGCTGCATCAAAGAATGCCTTTCCGAGTTCTGAGGAAAGATCCTGAGCGGTGGAACCGATGATTTCCTCCAGCATCTCATTGATGAGATCCGCCATCTCATTTGCGAGTTCCTGAATATCACGTTTCCAATCATCGATCTTATCCTGATCGACATCCTTTTTGTCTTGTTCTTCTTCGATCTGACGATAGATGAGGATCTGTTGCTCCGCAAGGTTTTCGAGCTGCTTGCGGGTTGATTTGAATCTTTCCTCACCAAGAGCCTTATTTGCGGTATATTCAACCTTTGCATAGGCATCTGCGATCTTATTGATGGATCTCTCCATCATCTCATTCTCATAGATCATCTGACCTATCATCTGCCCCCAAAAGTTACCATATCTCTTTGACACCTCATGGAGCCTCATCACCTCTGCGGTGGTCTGAATATATACATTCCGAACCCTCTCGACTGCATCACCGAGCTTATTCTGCAATCTGACTGCATCCTGATTATCGAGCTCCCATTGGAGCTGATCGATCCGCCTTTGCAGATTATCGATTTCCTCCTGCTTGGAGTCATCATCATTGAATAGGGAAGCGATGGCGGTAGCCACTTGGAGAGCTGCCGATATGACTGCAAGGATCACGGATGCCTTCTCGATGATGGAGATGGCGGTGGCTCCTGCCGTAGCTGCACCAACGGCTCCTGCTGCGGCTGCATCAACTGTTGCCTCCACTCCCTGAGCGACAGATTTTCCCGTATCTCCGATAGCTTCAATCACGGATGAGGTCGCATCGAGGATATTATCTGTGAAATCAAGCCCTTTCTCAATGCTATTTGCAAGATCAGCAGAGAAAACCTGAGCGAGATCCTTAGCCTTACCTCCTACATCGGTGATAGCCCCTCCGACTGATTTGAGATGGGTCGCAAATGACTTATAGGATGAGGTGAGCTTATTTCGGGCATTGACTACCTTATTCTCTGCCTGAGTATTCCTCTGCGTTGCCTGAGTGAGCTTATTCCGAGCCTCCGTTTCCTTTCGGGTTGCCTCGGTCAATTCCTCGCAATCTGCAGTAAGCTCCCCATTCTCGATCTGATCCAAGATCTCACGATGATATTCGAGAGCCGCATTAAACTCGGTTTGAGCCTCATTGACCTCTCTCTGAGCGGATGCCATTTCTGCGAGGGCATTGGTAAGCTCTGTTTTGGCTGATGCCATATCATCGATGGATTTCCGCAAGGCTGAGAATGGATTGCGGGATGCGATCTCATCCTCCATCTTGGTAATGGCTTCCTGATAGTTCTTGATCTCGGTTGCATCCATAGATGATTTATTATCCTCGAAATACTTCTTGATCCTTTCGAGATTGAGTTTCAGGGCATCGGCTGAATGTTTCCCCATGTCACCAAAGATCGCATCCCAATCGATAGCCTTTTTGAAATCATCGCTCTGCAACTGGGCGAAAGATGCCTCCATCTGCTTGATAGCCTCGTCCAAATATTCAGAGGGGATATATTTGAGCTTCTGCGCCCATTCCCTTTCAAGTTTCTCCATCTTCTGCTGAGTGGTTCCATAGGCATCTATGAGGGAATCCGCATAGTTCTGACGAATGGCTGCAATCTCTTTCTCTCCATTCTCAACTATCAGGCTCAGACCCCGATAGAATTCCTCCGAGATCTTCTTGTCTTTCAGCAGGGACTCCATATATTGCTCCGTTGACATCTTACCCGCATCGGAATTGAGCCAACCATCCTCGGTAGCCCCTTTCTGCTGCATATAGATCTGATGCTCTGCCTCCTTTCTGACCTCTGCGAGTTTCCTGAGGTTATCTTTCCAATCTTCGATGCGCCTTGCGGTTGCCTGACGGGAAATATTTATCTCCTTGGTAAGTCCATCCTCTTGTGATTGGATGATCGCATCGGTGATATCATCATTAGCATCCTTGATGTATTTCCTGACCTCATCCCGATAAGCCTCCATGATCTTTTTCATCTCGGCTGCTGATTTCTTGGGATCAAAGGCATTGCCATTCTTACCACCATTGGCAGAATTCGGATCGATATGGAAATTGAAATCATTTTGAGATTTGAAATCGAGGATCTGCTGCTGCAACTCCTTATATTGAGCCTCCCATTTATCAACCTCTCCCTGAGCCTCATCGATGGCTTTCTGACGGGAGATCTGATCCCCAGCCTTGGTATTGTACCAATGATCGTATTCTCCATTCTCAGCATTATTCTTGACCGAAAGGAGATTGATATAAGCCTCGGTGTATTTGTTGAGAATCGCCTGAGCCTGAGCCTCCATCATCAACATCTGACAATAATCGGATCCCTTGGTTTTCAGGACTTCGAGCCATTCGGCACGGGATTTGTGATATCCGAGGGTCTGCCCATATTTTGAGTTGAGATCGCTGATGAGCTTCTTTTCCTGATCCTGAGTACCATTGAACTTTTCGAGGGAACGGATCGCATCATCGATCCCCACTTTAGCCTTTGCGAATGTCTCATTGGCATTCTTCATCATCTCCTGCTGCTCTTTGATGGCTTTCTTGGCTTCCTCGGCTTTCTTCGAGAAATGGGAATAAGCCTCATAGATGGCGGTCACTCCGAGAGCGATCCATCCAAGGATGGGGATAGATGCCATAAGGGATTTGATGGCTGCACCGATCATCCTGAAAGATCCTGCAAGTCCGATATTCGCCCCCGTTGAGGCTACTGCAGCCCCCGTATTTGCAACATCGGCTGCGGTATTGGCTCCCGTTGCAGCCGTTGCCCCTGAGGTGGCTGAAGCCTTGAGCCTCTGAGCGGCTGCATTTGCCTCTGTTGCGATCGTGGATGATTCCTTTGCGGCATTATCGGCAATTGTGGCGGCTGTATCTGCCTCCATCTCACCCCGACCGATGGCAAGGAGCTTATTCCACCATTCCTTCAGACCATTCAGGGTCACCAACTGAAAGGCGGAATCTTTATCAAGGGTCTGTTGCATCTGCTGCAATCCCATCGTGATAGCCATAGCGGATTGCACCCTCATCATTATTCGTTGTAAATCCTCATTCTCATCGCCAAAGAGGGCAATAACTCCCTGAGCTGCCGAGAATGCTCCCGACAATCCCGAAAGCCCTGAGATGATACCCTGCATCCCCCTCTGATCGTGGGCGAGGATATTAGCCTGAGCGGTGGCATCCCCCCAAGCATCGGTGAGCCGTCCGACTTCCTCCTGCATCTCTCGATATTTATCGGTGTTCCTTTGTCCTGATGCCTCCATTTCAATGAGTTCCATCTTCAGCTCTTTGATCCTCTGACGGAGAGAGGAATGCTTCACCTCAGCCTTGGAAACTTCCTCGGCTTCTTTCTTCACCTCCTGCTCAAAGGCAGAGAGGGAATCAGCAACTTTCTCGGTCTCTGATATGAGCTGCTTTCTGAGCCTGATCGTGTTCCTGATCGCCTGAGCCTCAGCATTGAGTTTCCGATAGGTGTCATCATCTCCTTTCATATAAGCCTCAGACATCTTTTCGCCCAGCCCATCATATTGCTTTTCGAGATCAGCGATGGCGGCTTTATTAGTATCGATTACCCTATCAATCTCGGTAAATGCTTCACCGATCTTGCTCAGGGTCTCATCGACATTGGAGAGGATATCGATCTTGACCGTAGGGATTGATTGGAATGCCTGATCGATCTTTGCGCTCGCACTCTCGGCATTATCACCGATTGATGCGATCTTGGCATTCAGTTTTTCAGCAGCCTCATCTACCCCTGATAGATCGAGCATAGCACCGAAGCTGAGAGTTCCATCTTCATTCTGTTTCATGTAGCATTTTATTTTTTAATTATTTCATTTATTATCTTTGGATTATCCTTGATAAAATAGGGTGATTTTCCCCTTCTACGGCTATCTACAACCTTATCGGCATTATCGGCAATCCACTCCCTGAATCCTTTAGGATATTCGGTGATCTGATTTTCTTTTGGCTCATAGGATTCGCCTTTCAGAAATGCCTCATTCACTTTTGCCATCTCATCCACACTGATGAGGATAGGAGTTGCATAGCAGTAGCATTGAGGATGCCACCCCTTGAAAATAAAATCTTTCGGATAGTCACCTTGGAGCTTATCGCAGATATCTTCTTCTTTGTGGCTCCTTGATACTTGGATTCTTTGTCCGATAACGAACTCCATCTGCTGCCATCGATGATGATCTGCCATCCGATATGCTATATTGGTCTCGGTACGGGCTACCCTCATGGCATTCTTTGCCGATGATTTATAAACTCCCACCCCAGTTTTATATGAATCCCTATCGTAATCAATAAAGTGGATCTTTCCCGTTTTCTCATCCCTAATCTTCTTTTTCCACTTCAGCTTATAGACGGGTTCCTTACCGATCACCTCTCCCGTCTCAGGATCGATGATATCCTTCTCTCCAGCCTTATAGCGGAATCGCCTGAACATCAGATCGGGATCTTTGAGATACTCCCTGATCTTACGGCTCATGGAGCTGGCGGAATCACCATCCTCAATAGATATGGTCATTGCTATCTCCATTTCCTCCCTGAGTTGTTTTACCGATTTCCATATACGATCAGAGAGATTCAGCCCGCTTTCTCTACGTTTCAAAAAAGCATCACGGGCAGATTGGTTCCTATCCGTCCAACGATGGAAAGTGGACAGATCGAGGGTTTTTCGACCCATAGCGGATGCGATGATCTCATCACATTCTTTGTTGGCAATATCCCATTCCTGATAAATCCCCCGCTTGATCGTTCTTACCGATGCCGACTTCAGATCATTCAGGATCTCATTAACTCTGCGCTGCCTTGCAACGCTATCCCCATCAAAGGAATACATGAATCCCTTTTCGAGTGTAGGGATGGTTTTATAGAGATTCAGAATATTGGTAACGGCATAGGAGAAGAGGATATTTATCATCATCGCATATTCCTCATTCCGTTTGGCTCTTTCCGATGCTTCATCCTGAGCCTCATCTTTCTTTTTTCTCTTGTTTTCTTCTTTCATAAATCCCTTTTTTATATGATTGCGCATTTTGCGCATTTTCACATTTCGGATGCGATCAAAAACGCTTTTTATATGAAATAGGCAAAATAGGCATTTTAATATTTCCACACAATATCATCGAGCCTCTGATTTACCCTTTTCCTTGCGATCTGACTGCGATTCTCTGCGAGGGTGGATAATTGTTCACCTGAACGGGAGAAATCGCAGGAGAGAGTCGTATTTTAGAATTTTCCTTCATAATCCTTTCCTGATGTGGCAGAGGGTTCTGTTCCCCGCCTTTGATCCTTTGATGATTGCTGGGACTTGAAATCGAATTCAGGCTCTCTGCGGTTCCAATTCCTGATTGCGGCTTTCCAATCATTGATCGGTTTCCCCTTTCCCTGAACCCATCCATTCGCCTCGTAGTGATCGAGAAATGCCTGAGCATCTATCTTATATTCCATTTCTGAGCAATAAGACTGAATATCTTCGAGCGATGGCGGGGTGAACCGCTTGGCGGTTTGCCCTCTATCTTTATCATTTTCATTATCCTTTTCCTTTATCCTTTCTCCTATATGTTCCTGATGCTTGAATTCTGCTTGTTTTTTGCTTGAATTCTGCTTATTTGATAAGGATAATGATGATTGTTTTGATGCATTCGTATTTCCAATAGGAGCACCTCCCTTAGATCCCGCATTAACCTTATTCCATTGCTTTTCAAGAATTGGCTTTATTAGAACCCAGCAGAGCTTTGCCATAGGACTCTCGATATTAGGTTCTATCTGAAAGAAAGCATAATCGGTGATTGCCTCATAAACAATGAGCTTATCAGGATCAGGAAGTGAGTTAATCGCATCCTTGAATGATCTGAGGAATGGGAAATAATCCCTTTGATATAATGTCTTATCGCTCATTGCCTGATATAATCTTTAGGTAAGAAATAACGTTTGAATCTATCCCCATAGTCATTCTGACACCACTCATCGAGGATTTGGAAATGCTTATCCCTGAGCCGCCTGATAGTTCCCCTTGGATCTGAGAATCCCGTAATTTGGGAAATATCGCCCACACTATAATGACCGCCCCTTTGCAGGATATTCATCAATCTTTTCTGTTGCCTTGGCAGAGCCTCCACCAATGCGGCAAATGTGCCATCTCCCTTATTCATATCAGCCTCCTTTCCTGACTACATATGATACCGCCTTGGATTGAGCCTCATCAACCGAGTTTACCCGATTGCGTTTCATCCAAGCCTCAACTTCAGATCTGTCGAAATAGATCTGCTTTCCAGTTGGCTTATAAAAGGGGATCTTCTTATCATGGGTAAGCTGATAGACATACCCCTTACTCATCCCCGTGAGGATAGCCACATCATCGATATTGAGAACATTCTTAGCAGCCAAGGTGCTGAGGCTCTCAATTCTCTCCAATCTCGAAATAATTTCCTGAATCATAACTCCTTAATTTTGTGACATCAGGAAGTGCGCACATCCGTTTGTCGATTGAACTTGGTGCAAAATTAAGGAGAAATATGGATATAAAAATTAGACATCTACCCCATAAGAGTAGATGATCTAATAAATGTTGCCTATAATAATTATAGGAGATTCTCTTTATTGAGATCTTTCGCTTGAGAAATCAATTTATCAATTATAATACAGATCTCATTCCCCCTAAGAATTCCTTTATGATCAGTAAATGTTTTATAATTTTCCGATGCGGAGCTATAATTATTTGAGTAACTCCTTGCTTTTCCACCAAATACCGATGCGCAGATGCTGAATGGTATTTTTTCAATTGGTTTTTCAATTGACTCATTGATAGCCTTATATATCTCAGCAAAGAGGTACGCTCTATATCTAATAGGAAGAGTATCATTCCAACGATAGACATTATCAGCCCTAACCATCCATCCCTTTTCGATAGCGGATTCTATCATAATTTGGGTAATTTTATGATTTAGGAACTCCGACACCTCAGGACTCAACTCGGTTTTAATGGGTGCAGCCTCTCCATGAGTGATCTCCATTCTGAACTTTGTCAATCCATCACGCATCATCATAGCCAAAAAGAATGAGAGGGAATCTTTCAGGATCCAATCGGATAGATCATCACCCAGTCTATCCTGATTCCGCCAATAGTAGTCAGCCGTTGCCTCTTTCAGAACCCAGCTAACCCCCTCATATCCCCAATGGTTCTGATCCTCATATCCTTTCAGGGCAAAAGAATCCTCATCAAACCTGAGGTTATTCATTGCTTTCTCGATAAATTCCATCTTTCCCTCAGGATCCATCCCATAAATAGCCGCATAGATCTCGGATAGTTGCCTCTGAGAGGCTTTATCAGCCTCACCCCATACCTTATCCACCACCTGATTTATCTCCGTATATCTCCCATCATAGAGAGCCAAAAGCCTCTCCTTATCGGATGGGAGTCTGTTTCGGATAGCCTTGATTATATGATCGTGGAATTCTGAGAAAGATACCCTCTTATTATTCTTGATGATGGCATCGGCGAAGGATTTTTCGGTACTCCACAAGATCGAGGTATCTCCCAAGTATGGGGATTCCTTTTCTCCATGATAGAATCTGCATAACTGCGAGATCATTACTTTCTTCATATCCAGCCCTCCATTAATCGAATACCTTATCAACCAAGTTTACCGCCTCATCTTTCTTGGAATTCACGATCTTTGCATAGATCTCGGTGGTAGCCACCTTTGTATGACCCAATAATTTCGAGGTGGTATAGAGATCTGCCCCTAAGGTGAGCATCATTGTGGCGAATGTATGGCGGGCGGTGTGATAGCTCAGATGCTTGGTGATCCCAGCATCCTTAGCCCATTCCTTGATGATGAGATTCCCCCAATTCCTGACGGGCAAAGAGTTGAATACATTATCCTCATCTGAAGCCTCGCCCCTCTCAGGAATCCATCTGAGTGCCTGCTTGGAGAGAGGGAGATATAACGGTTCCCTCGTTTTCTGCATCACGATCTGAATGCGATATTGTTCCCCATCACGAATGATATCCCCCCATTTCAGGTTTTCGATATCGCTGATTCTCAATCCGCAATAGCAGGAGAAAAGATAAGCCTTCTTGACCTCATCCCAACTGCAGGGGGTCTCGATGAGCTTCTTGATCTCATCGATGGTAAGAAATTCCCTCGGACTCTCAGGAACCCGAATAGATTCCAATCCCTTGATCTTGATAAATGGATTCTCGGAAATAACCTCTGCCTTGACTGCATCATTCAGGATACAATTCATATACTTGACATAATTAGCCTGAGTGACGGCTTTCAGGGGTTTCCCACGCTGACCCTTGAATTCCCCTTTGATGAAATTCAGGAACCTCAGGCAGAAGTCCTTATCGATATCTTTCATCAAAAGATCCTTGCAGCCGAATTTCGTAAGCAGGGTTTTGGTGCTATCGATATAGGATGTAGTCCGATTCCCCCTTTTGATACATCTCTGCTTGAATTCCTCGATCCAATCAAAGAGAGGCATATTTTCCCGATGTCCTGACTTATGGATTCCCCCTCTTTCCTGAGTGAGTTCCAAAAGCCTCTGAGCCTTGATTGCGTTTGCCGCTTGCAGGGTATTCGCATTCAGGGTCTTGGCGGTCTCATCCACCTCAGGAACGAGATACATTTTCAGGAATTCATAATGATGCTTTCCGTTCAGGTAGGTATCGAGATAGATGCTGCGATTCCCTCCCTTGAGTTCCTTGATCCGCATTCGGATCGGCTCCTTTGCTTTGATTACCTTTTTTTTCTTCGCCATAATAAGAATGAATTTGTTACCGCTGCAAAGATACATATTATTTTTGAATCCACCAAGCAAAGTCACAAAATAGTAACAAAAAAAGGTCAAAAAAGACCTTATTCAATGTCAAATATTGCCCATCCTGATAATAGGCAATATGCTCAAAATCCCTTTATTTACTTGATTTTAGGTATGGTTTTCTTTGATTTTGATATTTATCGGTAGTAAAACACCGCGTTTTAGGTATTGTGCATCTTGTTAATTTGTCATACCTTTGCACCCGATTAATTTGTATCAACTATAAAGGGAAATTGAGTTATGGGACTATTAAAAACGTTTTTCACCAACTGTGCCTGTCCGCAAGGACGGATGGGACGCGCGATGCTGAAGTTTATGAATCTCTGTCATGCACCGCTGACGAACTGGGGACTGAAACTGGTCAATATTCAGGATGGCTGGACGATGCTTGATATCGGCTGTGGTGGCGGGGCAACCTTACAACGGTTGCTGAAGCGGAGCGAGGGGTCAACGGTCTATGGCATCGACATCTCTGAGGAAAGCGTAGCGAAAGCCAAGAAGGTGAATGCCGAAGTGCTCGACAAGCGGGTGTTCATCACTCAGGGATCTGCCGAAAAGTTGCCTTATGAAGACGGGAAGTTCGACCTCGTGACAGCAGTAGAGACGGTGTATTTCTGGCCAAACCTACCTGACTGTCTTCAAGAGGTGCGCCGTGTACTGAAGCAGGGCGGAAAATTCGCCATTCTGGTTGAAGTAATTGATGGCGACTCCATGTGGACGAATGTCGTAGAGGGCATGACGGCCTATTCGCCAGAGAAACTGAAGACGCTGCTTGACGATGCAGGTTTCATCCAGACTGAGATTCACCGCATGAAGCCATCGAATGCAACTATCATCGGCGTGAAGGCATAGTTTGCCTACGCCTTGACTTTGTCGAGTTCCATCGCGACTCAGCCGTTTAAGCAAGCTTAACGGCGCTCGCTGCTCTGTCACTTGTGGTTATAGTACCTGATGAGCAGGGCTACGCCTATAAAAGCCAGAACGAATTCAAGGGCTACGATAAAGATATACTGCATAGTGATAATGGTTTTATAAGTTAGGCGAAATGGCACAGATCCA